TGGCCGGCTAAGTTACCCATAGCTACGGCGTTTGCGGCTTGAAGACTGCTACCAGCTGATAGGCCTACAGCTACAGCGTTAGCGCCCTGCGCGGTGAGGCCCGCTGATGCCCCGATAGCGTTAGCGCCAGAGCCAGAAGTGGTACGCTGGAACTTAGCCCCTTCAAAGTATGAGAAGGCGTTTACAGTGATGCTAGCATCGAACGTATTAGTACCTGTCCATGTGTTGTCCAGAGGCGCTAGGTTTGTTCCTTCTCCGTCTGTGCCGTCCCTGCCATCTGGTCCGACTGGGCCGACAGCTCCTGTAGAACCCGGCGCTCCTGCTGGGCCTCGGCCATACTGACGTATAGAGTCTTCTAAGTTCAGGTTGTTTGTTGTGGCTATCTCTGAGCCGTCAGACATATGGAAGGTGAACCTGTTGTCGAAGTCTATCTCGGCATCTGTGACACTGATGCCATCCTTGCCTGCATCCCCGAATCCGTCTACTCCGTCAGTGCCGTCTTTGCCGTCACGTCCGTTACGTCCGTCCTTTCCGTCAGACCCTTTAGGCCCAACCTTGCCATCCTTGCCTGTCTTACCTTTAGCTTCATTAGCAATCTGACCACGAAGCTCAGCAGCCATGCTGCGAACCTCCTGCTTCTGTCTACTGCCGTCAGCTATCTCTGGGATGGCTTCTATCTCTTTACGTGCTGCGTCTATCTTGCGTTGACCCGCTTGGATTTCCTTGCGGAGATTCCCCGCGACCACTAGAAAGTCTGACATCTTCATTGTTGTGTCTCCATATCAGAGCCTTCGCTCATAAATTGTGCCATAGCTGCTTGGTTAACTTCTTCTTCTTGTCCTTCCTTACGTAGCAGCTCCACCTGCAACTTGGACTCTTCTTCTTTAATGTTAAGCTCCCTGTCCTTACGGATGTTGTCAAGAACTTCCATCTTCATCTTAAACTCCTTGGCTGCGTCGTCCTCTGGGTCTATAGTGGTGGCTGCAATCTTAGCGTAGGCAATGTCGTTCTCGACAGCGATGTTAGACATCTCAGCCTGAGTCTTAGCAGCCTTAGCCATGTCAGCAATTGCCTGACCTTCAAGAGCCTTAAGTGTAGTCTCCTGAACCTTGATCTCCATGTCGTGCTTCTGCTGTGCCATCTGAGCTTCTTGCTCATCAGGCTGCGAGGCTTCACGTAGCTTAGCGATCATCTCTTCTCTGTTGCTCAGGCTCATGTTATCAACGATGCTCTCAAGCACCACTGGGTACAGAGGGCTGTCCGCGCCCATAGTTTGCAGGAGGAAGCTCAACTGGCTGGTCTCGTACTCACGGGCGATGAGGCCCATGCTGCCAGTGGCGTTAAACTTGTAGTCACCTACTGGGTAATGCTCACTATCAAACTGCATGTATCTCCAAGCAGCCTTCTGGATCAGAGGGATGAGGAAGCATGTCTGGAAGTTAGTTAATGTACGCTTGTGACGCTTCATAGACGCGCCTAGGGTCATTGCGATAGCACCTGTACCTGCGCCTGCTGCTGCCGCTGCTGGCATACCAGAAGCATTGATGGCTCCTGTGGCCTGCTGTAGCATCTTCTGTAGCTCAGCCGCTTGGGTGAAGTTGATCTGGTCTACTGCACCGAAGTTGAATGGCTGCAAGATCTCTGCTGGGTTGCCGTTCACCTTAATCATCTTGCCGGGACGTACAGTGGGATCACTGCCGCGTGGCATACGTGTCGCGTCTATCGCCATCATTGGGTGTATGGTGAGGGCTAGTGCGTCTATGCGTGATCGTATCTCTGTGTCTAATGCGTTCTGTGAAGTACGTGCCTTCTCTACAACGCCACGACCCCAGAACCTGCTAGGTACGTTGTCCCACTGGAATGCTACGATGGGACGATCCTGCATCATGTAGGGGTTGGCAACGGCTGATAACAGCTTGTCATTACCTAACACTACGATAGCTTCTACGAAGTAGCTAGGCTCTTGATCCATCTCGCTAGGTGCCATCAGAGGCTCAATGTACACTTCTTCGTCGTATGCGTTCTGGCTTTCTTCTAACAGGTGTCGAGGTACGAGGCCGAAATACTTAAGACGGCGTACACGATCCTCTGAGTACGTGATGCTCTCTTGATCTGGTGACAGGTTGTAGTCGTCAGCAGCTACTGTGCCTACGTCCACTGTGTCGTCATACACTCCCTTCTCCTGATCCATACGAATGGACTCAGCACCTACGAACTCGTCAATCATAATGCCGAGGCCGTCTTCTACGCTGGTGCAGTTGGGGTCTACTAATACGTTCTGTGGCAGGAGAGGACGCAGACGCACTTGTACGCGCTCCTTCATCTGTACGCCTACCTGTTGTACTGCTCCGTCCATAGCACCTTGCACTGCAACCTTCTGTTCGATGGTTTCTGTAAGCTCTACTTCTGCTACACCGCTGCCGTAGATGGCGGCGATGAGGATGGCTTCAGAGATACACGGCTGTATCCTAGCTGCCTCTAAGTCTTCCTTAAGGAGACGGCGTAGCTTACCAATGTCTTGGCTCTGTGCTGACGTCTTGTCTGCTTCATCGTCCTGAATGTCAAACAGAACAGGAGACATGGACATATCCAACTCGGCGCATGATTCCTCTACAGCCTGTGCTGTGTTAGGAGAGACGAAACGTGAACGCTCGCTCTTCTTGCTACCGTCTTCTTCGCTCCAGACTCCACGCCATAAGCGGTAGAACTCTTGGTGATCTTCTTGGTAGCGGGATTGGTAATCATCACGCCATGCCTCTGCTTTGTTAAGCACCCAGCTCTCGAGAGTCTCGCTCATTACTAAGCTGTCATCTGATAGCGGTGATAATTCCATGAAATCGTCGCTCATTGTTGTTGCCCTTTAGTAGTGTGCTGACCATGACCCGTCGTCATAGTCGTCTAAGTCGTCACCGTAGCTGTGTATAGCAAGCTGTGCTATGTAAGCTAAAGCATCAATAGTGTCATCGTGAACCCGTTTGTCTGGGAAGTTTACTAGCTGGTCTATCACTTTAGGCAGGTAGTCTCCTTCTAGGAACACCAGTTCCCCCTTCTCTAATCGTCCTTGTAGCGCCCATGTCACTCGATCAACCTTGTTAGCGTTGCCGTGTGTGAGCAGCTCGAAGTTCAGGTACTGCCCTGACTTCCTCATAAGGTCTTGTAGTGTAGGCAAGAGGGCCTGCTGTGCTATGCCTCTCTCTATGCCTACCCGCTGTGGGTTATACTTGCGGCATGTGTCGAATATCTTGTCCGCAGTCTCTCCGAGAGTCCAGCGTCCTGATACGATGTCTACAACGTACCACTTACCGTCTGCTCCTACTTGTACAATGCAGATGGCCGTGTCATCGAGCTTTGTGTTCTTGGTTTGCTTACCGCCCTCGGCCTTAAAGCCAGCAGGGTCAACAGCTATGTAGTATTCACCGCCCGTTGACGGCCCTTCTTCCACAATATCTATCCAATCGCTGTTGAATATACGGCCTCCTGTGCTTTCAAAGGAAGCCATGTACTCTTGATGGAAGTTATGGGTGGACATACTGCGCTTAGCGCGCTCTATGTTGTCCCTGCTTAGGAACGGGTTGTCATATGACGTGTAATGGAACGCTGTGAAGTCTGGATCGTCCCCATGTTCCGCATCCTTGTACAATTCGTAGAAGTGGTTGCGTCCCATCGGCGTTCCGATGAACAAAGCGTGGCCGTCATGGTCTGAGAGGGCTGGAAGGAGGATTGTCTCCCACACATCTGGCTTAATGTCGGCATATTCGTCCAACACAACGTACCAGAGACTGACACCACGCATGGTTTGGGGTCTATCAGCGCCCTTCAGAGCAATCACAACGCCGTTCTTCAGCGTAATCGTGACATCGTTCTTGTGACAGGTGGCTACGAGGTCTCCCGCGATCTCCTGTATCAATTCCCACATGATATCCTTAGCCTGACCCTGTGTTGGGGCCACGTAGAACACCTTAGCGGTCTTCGTTGGGCAGGTTAGTGCCTTATAAATTAAGATGTTAGCAGCTAAGCGGCTCTTTCCTGTCCGTCTTCCTGCTGCCACCACCTTAAAGCGTGTCGTGTCCTCCCAGACTGTTGTCTGCCACGGCGTTAAACTGATCTCAAACGCTTGATTACTCATGTTTCCCCTATTCGTATCTGTTAAACCCTATTGGCGCTAGTGAGCGGGCTAAGCATCCCCTTCTCACCGGAAGGTGCTACGTGTTCCTTGGACAACATGCCTTTAAGGTCTATGTTGGGAGCAGGCATGTTAGACGCTAGGGCCTGTGGAGCCTGTGGCTGCTGTGGCTGCTGTGGCTGCTGTGGCTGCTGTGGTGCCACTGCTGCTTCCACCTTAGCCTCCTGAGCTACGGCG